AAGTTCATTATCTTTATAAAGACCAAGAGCCAAAGTACAGGGAACATAACCTTGTAAATGATTATCATTAAGAAATTCCCTTTGTTCTTTAATACTTACTTCTTTAATATGAAGTTTTCTAGCCCCAAGTTTTACCTTTTTTATAATTATGTTTTTTATAAAATTCTTTATCTTCTCTTTATCATTAAAGATTTCCCATTCCCAGATAGAAATAAGCCTTATATTTTTACTTTTACAAAGATTGTACTTATGAAGATGATAATCTTTTGGCTTAAATTTTTCATTGTGCCAATAGCCACCATTAAATTCAATAGCCAGATTAAGTGATGGAACATAAATATCAAGTTCCATAGGTGGAATTATATCTTTTGAATTTGTAATTATCTCTCCAGAGTAGAAAGTCTTTATAAAATTTACAATTTCTATTTCAAGTTTTGAAGCAGATACTCCACATTTGGGACATCCTGAACCTTTTAAATGATTATGTGGACTCTGAAAGAATGATCCATGTTTTTTACATATGATTTCTGTTTTTATATCTGCACCTTTGTAATCTGTTTTTTTGTAATCAAAAAGATTTCCATGTAAAAGTTTTGCCTTATATATAAAATCCTCTGTATTTGAAAAATTATGTTCTGTTGTTCTTTCTCTACCACAGGATGGACAACCTCTACCTGACATATGTTTTTGTGGTGTTTGTAGAAATGATCCATGTTTTTTACAAACAATCTTTATTTTAGTTCTTGTATCTACATATTCTATCTTTGAATAATCATATAAATTTTTATGTACATTATTTGCTCTCTTTATAAATTCATCTTTTGAAAGCATTATTCTGGATCTTGTATCTTCTTTATTTTTTTCTTTACCACATTCTGTGCAACCTTTACCAGATAAGTGTCCACTTGGAGTTTGTAGAAATGATCCATGTTCTGTACAGATAATTTCTATATGAGTACGATTGTTTTTATAATCTACAAGAGAATAATCATACCTATTTCCATGAACATTTTTTGCTTTCTTTATAAATTCCTCTGTATTTGATGTTTGATCTTTTGCTACCTTAATTCTACTACATTCTTTACAACCTTTACCAGATAGATGATTAGTTGCCATTTGGGTAAATACACCATGAATTTTACATCTTATATCTACATTATATCTAGCACCCTTATATTCTGTACATGAATAATCATACTTATCTCCATGTACCTTTCTGGCTTTTTCAATAAAATCCTGGGTTGTTTGCTTCATACTCATAAAAATTTTATAACTTTTGGGTAAAAAGGTTTTTAAAATATGCAAATGATATATATGAGAGTAAAAAATATTAATATTTAAAAATCATAATATTATGAGTAATTCTTCTTATCATTTCAGTGGGAGTAAAACAGCCGTTTCCCTCGATGAACCATTGTTTCTTACTAAATTTATAGTTACCTTTATATTACCTCAGGCGTTACAATCTCGGTACGGTACACAAGTACTTACTGAGCAATGTACAAAAATTACAGGTCTTAACCTTGATAAAATGCCAGAAGTGGTAGAACAAGTTAATAGAGGTGTAAGTAGAGAATTTATTGGTACAATAGCCGATACAAAAGTACATGGAAAGTTTACCTTTGTTGTAAATGTTAGCCCTGATGGGACTCCATATCCACTTAATATTCTTAGAGATTGGGCAGGTCTTTGTTATTCTTATAATACAGGTTCTCAAACTCTTAAAAGAGATTATTCTGGACAATGTATTATAGAAATTCATGCAAAAGATGGTACTTTAATTAGAGCAATTAAATTCCCTATCTTCTTCCCAATGACTCCACCGAATGAAATTGACTTAGACAGTACACAAGACAATATTTACGAATTAGAGATGGAATTTGTCTGTGAAAACGGTCAAGACCTTTTAACTAATACACAAAGTAAGTAAGTTTTTTCATTTGCAGATGTTATTTTTATAAACACTTTTGAGGAAGATCCCACCTTTTGGATCTTCCTCAAATCTTTTTTAAAAGCTCAGCGATCCTAACACACATAAGGATCGCTGAGCAACTTTAACAATAAATCAATCAAAAAAGCAACAACAGTTTTTATTTTTAAAGTTTATTTCTTTACAAAATTTACAATTTCTCTGTTTTTCTTCATTCTTTTCATTTCATCTTCTGTCTTATCACTTAGGTAGCCATATGCACCTGTTGGGAACTGGACAAAGTAAGTGTTTCTTTCCATAAATTTTCTATTTTTAAAGTAATATTCATTTGGAAGTGTGCAAGTTTCTCCCACATGGGAATTATTTGTGAAATGGAAATGGGATATTTTAGGGAGACAAATCATGTAGTGATTATCCAAATGAATATTTTAATCTTTTATTTTCTGTATTCTATACTCAATCTTTCTATTTTTAAGTTCTATTTTAAAACTTTTATCATCTTCTGAAAGTTTAAAAACTCTTATATGTTTAACTTGAAGTACTATATTATCTGTATCATAGATTTTTACAAACATGAGTTTTTTAAGACTTAGCCATCTCTTTGCAAGTTCCAAAGTAGGTTCTATTCTATCAAGTTCCCATTTTTGAGAGTTATATTTCTTCTCTATTCTGTAATGCATAAAGATAAAAGGTTTTTATTTGAAAAATTTTCTATCTTTATGTTTAAGTTCGATGAGTGTTCTTATAGGATAGGTTTTACCATCTTCTGTATAAAATGTATCCTGTACAACACCTCCACCTGTAACTGCTGTCTTCTTTGCTTTACATTTAAGTTCAGTTTCTGATTTACAGATAACAGGAGCAGAAAGAATAACTACATCATTTTCAAGTTCTATAAGATGGGTAGGATTTTCAAGGATAACATCTGGATTTTTATCTTTGTAAAGAAGTTTACCATTTTCTGTAATTATGTAAGTAGATTTACTTTTCATAAAAATTAGTATTTTACTCAAAAATTTATATCTATCTATATTACAGGACTTTGATGTCTGGCATCTACCTTTTTAGTATTTCTTATTTCTTTTATTACCTCTTTTCTAACTTCCTGGTGTGGTAGTTTTGCCTTGCATGATGAAAGGAAAAATAAAGTAAGAAGAAGTAGTAAAAGATAAACTCTTCTAAAGTATAATGCTTTCATAACTTTTATATTTTTTAAAAGATTCTGTAAGTTCTGCGCCAAAAAATTCATTTACTCTTGAAAGTACAGGATTGCAAAAATGCAAGAAATCTTCCATATTCTTTTTTTCTATTTTATATTTTATATAGAAGAGTAAGAAGACAGAAGAAATTTCTTCAATACTCTCTTTTCTAAAATTTTCAGATTTTTTGCCTGATATTTCCTTGTACTTTCTTGTAAGTACGCAGATATCTTTGGATCTTGTATTTATAAGTATGTTTCCTTGTAAAAGAGATAGTCCTCTTTGGAGTTCTCTGATTACAGTTTTAAGTTCTCTTCTACCTGCTTCCCATGTTTTATAAGAGTTTGAGTATAAGAATCCTATACCTTTTTCACTTTTACCTCTGTATTTTCTTGCGTAGGCAGATGTGATAGAACTTTGTTTAAGAATTTGTTTAAGAATACGGATAGAGTAACTCTGTATTACTATATCCTGTGCATTTTTAACTGATGTAACTGTCATAATTTAACTATTTTATTTTTAAATTTTATACCTCTGAAATGCCTATCGTTTCAAAGTTTTAAACATATGAGCATTTTAGTTTTATAAATAAAAATAATCAAATGAATCCTGAGAAAAATAAGGAAGAAGTTTACGGTAGTCCCATTTACCTCCCTGTTTTATTACTATCTCATTTATATCTTTACAGTTTTTAAGATTTGGAAAATCATCAAGAAACTTTCTCCATAGAAAAACTCTTAGATTTTCATTCATAAGTTGTAGGGAGAGTTTATTTCCAGCACTGTCTAGTGTAGTATTATCTGGAATATAGAGTCCAGTAGGAAGTTTAATTATATTTCCTGTACCTTGTGAAGCCATTCCATTCGGAAAATGAGTACTACAAATAGCACTTTCTGTAATGAAGACATCCTGGTAGGGATCTATATTTAAAATATTATAAAATTTACTTGCATAGTTAAGTCTTTCAAGAATATCATCTGGAATATCTTTGTGGTAATATTTCTCATTGAGCATTCCAAAGGAAAAACTTCTCCATCTTATTCCATTGTAAGGTTCCCTATATCTAACTTGGAAAGAGAGTACTCTATTTTCCGATCTTTGTATGTTTAGAACATAAAGATTATGAAATCTATCAGTTGCAAAATTTTCAAGAGGTAAGGAAAGAATATATCTGGACTTTAAATACTTAAGAACTTCTATATCATGATTAACTGGATAAATTCCAGAAGTAAGTTTGAAAAATTCTGAAAGAGTAGGTAAGTATTTCTCTATGTCATAAAGTGGTGCACCTGATGATGAAGAATAAGTTGTAGAAGTTAGAAGAGATGAATCTACCTTTCTCAGGAACGCAAGATTTATATCTTTTTCAAGTGAGAAATCTTTAATAAAAGAGTAGAGATTCTTTACTGTGTTACAATTAAAACATTTGAAAAAGATAAAAGATTTAAAATATAACCAACCTCTCTTCTTCTTAGAATCTTTTCGAGAATCCATGCAATATGGACATGCAAAGTTCATATTCTTTCCTCTCTTTTGAATATCTTGCTTATCTTTATCCCCAGAAAAGATTTCTTTAAGTCTTTCACTTAGATTTCTTTCAAGATACTCATAGAGTTTTGAGTTATCTCCAGTAGAGAAATCTTCTGTATCAAAGTTAAATTCCATTTTCTTTTTTAAAGTTTTCTATTCTTTCAAGTGAAAGTGTGTAGTATTTCTCAGAAATTTCAGAACCTATCCAATTTCTTCCTGTAAGAATGGAAGCAATTGCAGTTGTCCCAGTTCCCATAAATGGATCATAGACAAGTTCTCCAGGTTTTGAAAATCTATCAATAAGTTTTACAGCAAGATCAATAAGCATACCTGCAGAGTGTGTCCCTGTATATTGCTTATTATTTTTGATATCTATCCAAACATCATTAACTGTGCCTCTTTCAAAGTTAAAATTTGAGAATTTTCTACCTACAGGAGAAACCGAATCAAACATAATAATAAGTTCTGATCCTCTGTTTAATACTCCTACTCCAATAGCAGGTTGTGGATTAGGTTTGCTCCACACAATTATATCTTTTATATCCTCTGCAAATTCTCCAATTATCTTAAATAAACTGCTTTTATTCCCTGTTGTAATCATTATATTATAGGCAACCTGCTTACTTATTCTAAGCATTTCTCTTATAGCTGAGGAATGAAATGCACAGTAATCGTCTAGCTTCATAAAATCTTCAAAATCTGCATATTTCTTTGCAATTCCAGTGGCTGAACCCTCTGATCTTTTTACAACCTTACCTTTTGTAACTTTTCCAAGTAAATTGTAAGGTGGAGAAGTGACTATAAGGTCGATTTCTTTATCTCCTATCCTCTGCATTGTATCTATGCAGGATTCGAGGTATATTTTTGAATATTCCATTTTTGAATTTTAAAAAAGTGTAGTTTTATCTCTAAGTTCATAAATGATACGAACACCTCCTTTTATTTCTTTAAGTGAGCAGGTAATCATATCTTTTGAAAGTTTTTCTATATCATCTACGCTCCCTACAAGCATATGAGGATCTACACAAATTATATTTTCTCCATCTTTAATAATTTGCATATCCAGATGTCCAATCTTATTTTCAAGTTCTCTTTTTACTTTAAGAAAAGAGCCAGATATCTTCTCAGTTTGTTTTGTATAAAAATTAAGAATTTCTTCTATTTCTTTCTTATGTTTAATTGGAGATGAGAATTTATATTCTTTTGGACTAAATACAAGACCTAAATTTTTAAGTTCTGTAAAAGATGCTGAGTAGTAATCTTGTGGAGTGAGTAGTAATGTTTTACCTTTTTCTATAACTTCCCAATATTCTTTATTTGGAAGTCCTTTTACGCCGAATGCTTTCATTTTCTCATTTTAAAAATAAAATGTGGGAAAACTTTCAAAATTTTTACTCATCTTCCCACTGAATTAAAAATAAAATAGCCGTGTTTTTCTTTTTAATTATAATATCTTGCTATAAGAGTATCTTTTATTTTTGGTATAAGAAGTTTAAAAATTTCATTTTTTATACCATCTGGGGAGCAAGTCCAAGCAGGATCACCAGGTTTCTGCATTACTTTTGTGCTAAGAGGTTTTCCATCTCTGACCTCTGTGGCAAGGACTACAGCAAAAATTCTACCCTGGTCAAGTAATGTACCTGGATGTTCAGAGTTTCTTAAATTGTCATATGAAATACTGTCAAGTTCCAAATTTAAATCAATGATATGTTTAATTTTTGGTTTAAGTTCTGTACAAACTGTTGCAGACCGAATCATAGAGCCTTTCCAGTCAAAGAAGAAATGTACAGTATCAAGTCTTATATACGAAGTATTTTCCATAAGGATTTTTATTTTTTATTTATGATATTTTCTCCAAGAGCATGTCCAAGAAGTTTATAAAGCATATATGCTGTACTCTTTCTTATAGAAAATTTAGTAAGTAGGGCATCATGTTGTTCACTGTAAGTAGAGGCACATCTATTTTTTACTTTTCCATTAGAGTCATAGATTTCATCTTTGGAAAGTCCTTCAAGTCCAAGAATGAAATAAACAGAATCATTTACTGCTTTAAGTTCTATTTTTGAAGTTACACCATCCTGCTCGTACTCTCCTTTTATATGAGTATTGTCATTTCTGTAACCTGTAATTGTATAATGTAATGGTTCAATATATTTTATATCCGATAGTGTTACAAGTTTAATATCTGAGTTCATATCTATATTGTGTACATCTTCTACATCAAAGATACCTACATATGTTCCAACTTCTTCTCCTTTACCTACAATTACAACTTCTTTGTACTCTTCATTTTCTGATTTTCTTCCAAGCATTACAGCAGGGAATTTTCTAACTTTAATTTCATTTTTCATTTTTTAAAGATTTTTAGTAAGTTTTATAATTTCTTGAATTTCCATTTCTGAAAGATTTTTCCCATTTTGAGTATCATCTCCAAGTATTCTAATTTTTTGAATTATATCTCTCGAAAGTACACATGTTCCAAGTGTACCTGTAAATTTTCTTACAGTGACAGACATTTCAGTTGTAGAAAGATGTCCAATAGATGTCACTTTTGCAAGAGTAAAATTATAGTATAGAAGTGTTCCAACTCTTACATCATCTAAGGTACTATCTCCAACTTTATCAAAGTACCTAAGTATTGCTTGTGTTCTTGTCATATTTTTTAAAATAAAGGATTTAAGATAATAAGTCCAGGTTTTATCTCTGGTATACCAAGTACAGATAGTATATTGTTTACAGGGTTAAGTATCATCTTCTTAAATTGAGCATCTGTATCCACTGGAGGCAGTATTTCTTGTGGAATCGTTCCAACAGGGAATCCAAAAACTCCAACTTGATCTTTACAAAGATAATATTGAATCTTGGTACCATTCTTAATATTGGTATACTGAAATTTATGATTTGAATTATGAAGCCTGTAGTTATAATTGATACTGGCTTTTATATGCATTGGTGTTCTATCCATATATTCAATAGCAGTAGTATCATTGATAACATATTTGTTATATCCATTAACTCTGACAGCCTCAGAAATCTGATCAATAGAAATTACAGAGAATTCAGTTTTTATTCTTTTTAGCATTGAATGAATTTCTTGTACTCTTATCTCATCTGTACTCATGACATAAGAGATCATCTCTTTAATTTTATTCCTTACAAATTCTGGGAATGATTGCTTATTGGCTTCTATTCCTTTAATTTGAATATCGGACATAGACTCTTTAATTACCCCGTCATCCCATATCGGATCTTTAATGTAGTGTTTCTTTCCTGTCCAAAAACAGGCTTTATTAATCTGTTCAAGTGAAAGTTTAAAAGATTTAGAACCATCTTGCTTATTTTTTATTCCTCCATAAGAGGCTACAAAATCATCAAGTTTATCTTCTACATATTTCTTAAATCTATTTTGCCAACATAGGAGTGTAACTTTTATGATTACATCATCTACTCTTTTATCTACATCAAGAGAATCCAGAATTGGATCTACAGTAAACATTACAGAGTCTGTATCTGCATACTTCACTGCATTATATGTTACAGGTTTTGGATCTTCTTTGAAAGTATAACCTGCTTCTATAAGTTTTTCGTGGAGTTCTGTATCTTTATGCCAGAGTTCTTTAAAGTAGTGGTTGAATATGTCATCAATTGTATACTTTATAAGTGCACGGCTTATAGAAGTTACAGAACTGGCTACATCTCTGTTATAATTAAAGAACTTAAAGAATCCGATTGCTCCATATACTGAATTGACATAAATTTTTAAAGCCATATTCTCATTATTTGTATCAACTTGGAGTCTTTCAAGTCTTTCTATTTCTCTTTCAAGTTCTTCTCTTGTATAAGAGTTTCCCTCTTTTAAAGTAGAATACCTAAGTTTTTGTTTAATTTCAAAGTCCATAAAAATAATATACAGAGTAAAATATAGAATGTTTCATATGTAAAAACATAAACATTCTTCTTGTGATAATATTTCTATGAGAAAGATAAGAAAGAGCGTATATGATATAAGTAGACTTCTTAGACTTATAGGGAGTTCTATTCGGGAAGATGATAAAGTATTCAGTCCAGAAGAGATTGTAAACACTGTTATAGAAAAAGACACTAAGAAAGAATTTACAAGAGGGAACATCTATACATATATGAAACATCTTTCAGAGATTGGATATCTGGCAAAAATAGGACATGGAAAATATCTTCCACTTAGAAAAATTTCCATTACAGAAAGAAATCTTAAAAATACACTTGAACTTACATTTGTAGAAAGACATAAAATAGTAACACATACACTTCTTCAAAACATTTTACCTAAAATAGAAAAAATTATTATAAAGAAGAAAGAAGACAAAAAGAAATCATCTTATCTTTTTGTATCTTCTATGGACAGATATCTCATCTACTCTATTGAAGATAAAAAAATTATAAAGAGAGAAGATATAAAAGAACTTCATCTGCTTGAATTTGGTAGTAAGATAGAAAAACTTTGGTTAAATTTAAAAATAGAAATTAGTTATGATGACAAAAATAATAAGTGGATTTCCAGGAGTTGGAAAATCACATCTTGGAAAGAGATCAGATAATGAAGTTAAAGTCCTTGACCTTGAAAGTAGTGACTTTAAAGGAGAAAATAGATGGGAAGATTATAAGAGTGAAATTAAAAATCAAATAGGAAAAGTAGATGTTCTATTTGTCTCTTCACACAAGGAGACTAGAAAGATTCTTTCAGAACTTGGAATTAGATTCTATCTTGTTTATCCAGATAGAAATTTAAAATCAGAGTACCTCAGAAGATACGCAGAAAGAGGTAGTTCTCAGGAGTTTATTGATATGATGGATAAGAATTTTGACCTTTTTATAGATTCCATAGAGAATGAAGAAGTAAGGTGTGCAAAGATTAAACTTACTGGAGAAAATGAATATCTGGATTCTTTCCTGAATTTTATGAATTTTTTAGATGTACTTAAAGAAAATGAAAAATAAAGACTTTTATTCTATAAATCTTAGAGAACTTGCAGAGATTTATAAAAATAACAAGAGAACACTCTCTGCTATAAGAAATCATGATGGTGGAGATCCTGTACATTTAAAAAAGATACAAAATGAAAACTCAGAAATTCTTGAAGCATTTCAAACAAGGAAGCAGACAAGAATGACTCAACTAAGTGAGCAAATTATTCTCTTACAAATGGAACTTACAAAAATAGAAAAACTTACTCTTGATAACCTTTTTGAACATTATCCATGATACTTAGACCTTACCAAGAAATAGACCTTAAAAATATAGTTTCTCTCCTTGAATCTGGAGAGAAACTTGTATATAGACTCGATACAGGAGGTGGAAAGACTATAGTGCTTACCCATGTTATAAAAGACCACCTCAAGAAAGGTGGAAAAGTTCTTGTTCTTGCACATAGAGAAAGACTACTTACGCAAATGAAAGATAGACTCTCGGACATTGGTATAGGCTCTAAAATCTTAATGAAAAATGAAGAGATAGAAGAAAATGATAAAGTTTTACTCTCTACTATGCAGAGTGCTTCTATAGATAAAAGACTTGAAAAACTTTCTCATTTTTCTCCTACTCTTGTTGTTATAGATGAATGCCACAGATCAGTTTCAAGTTCTTACAAGAAAATATTAAATTCTTTACTTATAGAAAGGTGTTCACTTCTTGGAGTAACTGCCACACCGAATAGACTTGACGGTACATCTCTTTCAGATATTTACACATTCCTACTTGAAAGCAGTATTTCAAGAGAAGAACTGATTAAACAGGGTTATCTTCTTGATGTAGATTACCTGTCTTCTCCACCTGTCGATTACTCTACTGTAAAGAAAAATAAAAATGGAGAATTTTTACTTACAGGACTTGAAGATAAAATTGATACAGAAAGCAATACAGAGAAGATTATTAAATCTTTTAAAAAATATGGAGAAAATAAGAGTACTATCGTATTTGCTATAAGTATAAAACATGCTAGGAATTTAAAAGAAGCATTCTTAAGAAATGGATATACAGCCGAAGTTCTTTCTATAGAAGTTAAAGAAGATGAAAGGCAGAGAATTCTTTCAGAATTTTCAAAAAGCATTCAAATTCTTATCTGTGTAGAAATTCTGACAGAGGGTGTAGATCTCCCAGAATGTGAATGTGTACTACTTTGTAGACCTACCCAATCTCTGGCTCTCTATCTCCAAATGGTAGGTCGTGCACTTAGACCAAATGGAAAAATGGAAAAAGCACAGATTCTTGACCCAGTTGGAATGCTTCACTTACATGGACATCCAAATGACAGGCAAAAATGGTCTCTTTATGGACAAGTTATACCCCGAAATATTCCAAAGATTATAATTGGAGACAGGGAGTACAGAAGAGGTGTAGAACTTGAGTGTTCTCCTGTAGAAAATATTTCTGCAGATGAGTACTTCTCTGAAAGCAAGGAGATACTTTCTGCACTTTCTGACTCTACCATAAAGGTTAAAGGTGCTACTGTTATAGAAATTACAAAGAAGATACTTTCGGATGCAGAGGTTAATGATTTTGAGATAGATTACTACCTTACAAACAGCACAAGATGTTATCTAAAATCAAAAACTCTTGGAAATTTCTGTATAGAACTTGTGCAAGGAGTACTTCCAAATGTAATATCTTATCCAGAGATGATGGAAAATATCCCAGAGTGTATAACTTCTATGGAGAGATATGTAATCATAGGTAAAATTTCAGAAGTTATCTTAAAAAATAGACTAACTTATGCAAGTTTTGTAAGTCATCAAAGTACAGAAGTAGATGATAAAAAACTTTCAAAAGGAATAGCATGGCTCAGAGAATCACTTACAGATGAACTTGAATCTTACATTTCATCTCTTCTTTCTGTTTATAAGAAAGTAAAAGTAAGTGTTCATGGAGAAAATTTGAATATAAGTAGATATGTTCCTGTAAGTTACAGAGATAATGTAAGTACCTGGTCATTTATTCTTACAGGAAGTAAACTTCTTAAAAAGAGTATGGTTACTATTGTAAATGAAAATCTTGATCAGAAGATTCCTATGAATATGTACAAAGAAGAACTTCTTGAAATCTTTTTAAAACTTGGAAAAACTATCTCTTTCCACCTTGTAGATAAGTAGATAAAGTTTTTAAAACCTTTAAAAAGATGACTTGTGAAGAACTTCAACATTTAGCAGAAAAAGAACAAAGAATCCCTCCACCATACAAAATTCTTTTACACGAAGATGAAAATGTGGTGGAAGTCTCTTTCTTATCAGTATGTGATAAACTTCTCTGTAAATATCAGTACTTTAAGAAAAGAGAGAATATAAAAATCACAAGAAATGAGAAGAACTCTAAATGAGAATACAATCATTCTTTCAAAAAAGAAATACAAAGAAATAATAAGTAGGGTGCTTGAGCAGAGTACCTCAGACATAGGTGTTTTTCTTTCAGATGAAATCTTTGAAATTGCCCAGAAGCAGATAAAAATAAAATGGAAAAGCACCCACATAGTACTCGTAGGTAGCGTAGGCACAGGAGTAGTCTCTTCTACACTTAAAGCAGGAGAACCTATTTTAATATCCAAGCTCTATAAAGAAGTTGGGAGAATATACAGAGAAACACTCGACAAATATACTCTAAGTCTTTACTCTCCAATTTCTAAACTTGAAATAGAAAGACTTGAATTTTTAAGGATTCTTATGGGTAGCAGTACTCTTGAACTTGTAAGTGATATTCAACTTATTGGTGTTCCTTTACAGGTTGATACAACATCACTTAGAGACTATGTTCTTGAAAGAAATAGAATTGGTACTGTTGTGCAGAGTTTAATATCTAAAGGTTTTATAAGAAAACATAAAAATCTTAGATATTCTATTACTGCAAGTGGATATAAATACTTTATTTTAAAGAAGCATCATCTTACTACTGTAATGCCTCCAACTTCTTCATTTCTTACACCTACTGTAATCTCTTCTATATCTTCGGTAGTTAAAGCATCTATTTCATCTACAATAAAGAAGATGGGTATGGAAATGAAACTTTCAGAGATTGTAGAACATGAGAGTAAAATAGAACTTAAAATACTTATATCTCCCACAAATATAACAGGTGGAGAGGTCTTTTGGAGAGGTAAGTGGTATAGAATTCTTGGAGAACTTGGAGGTAGAGCAGTTCTTCAAGGTAAGAAGAACATGGAACACTTAACGCTCAGTCTTTCTACTTTAAAAAGACTTGATATAAAAAAGAGAGGAGATCAAAAATAAAATCTCCTCTCTTTATTTAAGTAATTTATAAAACATGAAAAATTCAAAGGTCTTTGATTTCTGGGTAAATAAACAAAAATTTAACATCCAGAGTTTCCCAATTTACTTTTGGTCTGTTATCTATTTGGAAGCAGGGTGCTGTTTTGTCATATTTTGAAGCAAGATAAAGGAACAGACTAAGTGGGTGGACTTTAAAATCTACAATAGTATCTTCGAGAAAATTAAAACTTCTACTTCTCTTTGACATGTCAATTGTCCATCTTTCGGAAAGTATACCACCATAGCCAGAAGTTTCAAAGTCCCAATCCTCAAGACTACCACCATATCTTCTTTCAAATTCTGCGTCCGGGATAACACATATAATATCTATATCTCTTGGATTTTCTTTATCTGGATTCATCTGTGAACCTACAAGGAAGCAGTAGCCATTGTAATATTGAGAAAGTCTATGACAAGCAAACCTAAGTGGGTGCATTCTTTCTATTGGAAATTTAAGTTTTTTGCTCATTACCAACCTCTTATTATTTTAAGAACTGTTTTAATTTCTCTTTCTTCACTTCTGTAAATGTAAGTAGAATCATTATACTCCATTCGTGTACTTATATCATCTTCATGTGCATATAGGTATTTCACTTTCCTCCCTGTTGGACTTTCAAGGATTATCTCTTTTGGAATAGATTCAAGAACATACCCAGTATCTCTAAGAAAATCAGAGTATGAAATTGTAATCGTATTTTCTTTCTTATCAAAGTCTTTACTTTCTATTTTGTAAGATACTGATTTTATATTTTTATCGAATTGGATATCATCAGAAAGTATAATACTGCCACTTGTTCTTATAATGTCATAATACCCTTGTCTGTGTCTTCTACTTTCAAATCTTACAATTTGATACCTAATCTTTCCATCTTTATCTTTAATTTTAAGTTTTCTGAAGACCTGTAAATCATGTTTTACATAAACTTTCTTCATAGATCCATATTTTCCTATCATAAATTTTTTAAAATATTTTTATATATAACTTAGTTTTTCCACTTTCAGAATTGTAAAAAGCAAGTTTATTTTTATGACTTTCATAAGTGTAAACCTCGTAGCCTCCTGTTTTTGTATTTACAAGAGTAATTTTCTCTGGGAGAGTGTCTATTTCTTTAAAATCTAAATTTATCCAATCTATTAAGAATATACCCTTTGAAAATGAAATATGCTTATTTGGAAGATAAAGAGTAATTTCTTTTTCTTCTATATCAAGGTATATTCCTGTAACAGAAGATCCACCATTAATTATTTTAATATGTAAATTGGAAAAGTGAGTGGAAGAACTTACCACATATTCTTTTGTGGTATGTCCATAAAAGTTCTTAATATTAAGTAAGTACCTAAGTTTTGCCATTTTATTTTTTAATTTTATACAGAAAGGAGGTCAAATGTTGCACACATGATGACCTCCCTGGATAAAAATAATAAAAATTATAAAGAATGAAAGGAATTTATGGTTCTTGGATTTTATTCTTTTTATAAATTTCTTCAAGAATATCTTCGTATCCTAAATTTTTATTTTCAAGGAGATCAAAAATACCATCTCCAAGTTCTTTGTAAAGTTCTTCTGCGTACTCTTCTATTGTGTTTGCTTCTGAGATAAAATCCATACCAAAGCAAACTTCTATAACTGGGTAGCTTATTATTTTCTTTATTTTATCTTCCATTAGTTTATAAGTTTTTCATAAAGAGAATCAAAAAGGATATCTCTTAGATTTACAATTCCATTTTTTGTATCTGTAAGTACACAAGAATTTTCAAGAATCTTTATAACATCAGATTTTTCAAGTGTAGGACTCTCAAGTGTACTATACTTCAAAAGAATATCTTTTATATCAGAAAGGGTAGGTAAGTAAGTTTTTATATCATAAGGAATTTCTTTTACACTGTAAATTTCACATGGACAAAAATTTACGCCTCCTATAAAATATTCTCCTTTTTCATCAATTTCTCCAACCACCCAATATGCTACATTTTCCATTATGAGGAACATATATCTACCTGCTTTCATATACTACTAAGTTTAAATTTAAGAAAGAATCCATCGGCAATAAAGATATAAAGAGAATCTACCACCTGGAGTGTATATTCTTCAATAGGATTGTCCAGGAAAGCAGTTTTAAATTCTTTATCTATGCCTGTACTTTCTACTATTTCTACAAGAGTATCCATGTCTATGTTATATTTGCATTCTATTTTATATCTACATGCGATATTTAAATATTTAGAAAGAATTTCATGATTATAAATAGGAAAAAGTTTTTCATCAAGTTTTGCTTCTTCTATCATCTTTACTGTCTTCTTTGGAGTTTTTACAACCTCTACTTTCTGTTTTGTTCCTACAATAATAAGAGATTCTCCTACTTCTCCAATGACAGTCCCATCTATAATATCAGTCTTGGTTCTTATCAGTCTTCTTTCTATTTTTTTCATCTTCTTTAACTATTTTATCTTCAAGTTCACATATCCAATAACTGGATTTTCTCTTTATTTTTATATCTCCATTTTCTGCTTTAAGTATAACATGAGTCTTTGTGATATCCATAGAAGACAAGGAGATACTGTGTCTTTCACACAGGAATCTAAGAGCAGGTACAAGCCCCTCTTCTGTATCAAAAACCAAAGGAGATACCTTTTCTTTCATTTTTAAAAGGTAACTTTCATGTGCATATTTAAGATCTTTGGAAAGTCTAAATTTTTTAACTGATTTTAAACAGAATGAAATGAAATCTGGCTCTTTCTCAAAGACCTCTTGCAAAGTATGTTCCCTGTGTCTTCTTGAAAATCCAAGTTTTTCATTAATATCATCGTAAAGTTTCATAAAAGAATTTTTGTTTTGTTTATTTCTTTTTTACAAGTGCAAGTGCTGACTTATTTACAAGTATACTGTCTTTAGAAAGTGGAACATCCAGGTGGATACCCTCAGCAGATGTACATCTTGAAAGTGCAACATAAACCTGTCCATCTGCAAAAAATCCAGTTCCTGTTTGAATATTGAGTTCATTAAATGTAAGTCCTTGACTTTTATGAATAGAAATTCCATATGCAAGTGAAAGAGGATATTGGGTCATGATAGCAGTAATGATAGACACAATCTTTCCATTAGTATATGTGTACGACCTAAGTTCAAAATCGACAGTAGAAATAGGAACAACACCTGTATCATCATCAAGATCTACATAAATAGTTCCATCTTTTATTTTTACAATAGTCCCAATTGATCCATTTGAGTAACCCTCTCCATTTTTTCTTATCATAACTTTACAACCAAGTTTGTACCTGAATTTATAATCAACTGGGAAAGCACTCCATTCGATTTTATCTCCTGTTATATTGTTAATCTTTCCAAGATGTTCAAAGAGTGGAGAATCTATATTTTCAAGTGCCACTGTGTTTATTCGTTCGGCTGTTGCATTTGTTGTACAAAGAGTAATAGCCTGAGGATTTGGAGGAGTAACTATAATCTGATTAAGTTCTGAAAGTTCATCTGAGGTAATTTCTCCTGTTCTTATCTTATCAAGCCACTGAGCAAACTTGCTATCTTCTGCTTGTCTATATTTCTTTGTAAATTGAACAAGTTTAAACTTCCCTGCTTTAAAACCTGGAGTATTCCAAAACCAATCTCCTCCAAAAGTATGCTTAAGGTAGAGTTTCTCTTCAATAGTTGCTACAACTGGGGCAAGTTGAAGAACATCTCCCAAGAAGACCATTTGTTTACCTCCAAAAGGTTCAAAATTCTCTGTGTTATATTTAAGAAAAAGATCAATGTAGTTAAGTACATCACTTCTACACATACTGATTTCATCTACTACTATAATATCAACTTCTTTATAAAGTTTTGCTTCTTCTTCTTTAAGAACTTTTACAGAGTTTGCAGAAAGTTCTCCACCGATTGGAATTTTAAAATAAGAATGCAAAGTTTGTGCACTTCCTGTACGCTGTGCCATATTTATACTGGCTATTCCAGTAGGTGCAAGATAGACAACTTTCTTTCCCTGGCTTTCAAATTTCTTATTCATGTAGTAAAGGAAAGTACTCTTCCCAGTTCCTGCTACTCCAAGAATAAGAAGATTATATCCTGAGTCTATTCCTTTTTCTGCAAGTAAGAATTTTTCATTTATTTGGATTTCCATTTCCATTTTTTATAAGTTTTTTATCCTTTAAGAAGTGATTTTAAATAATGTATATCTTGTTCAAGATCGATTACCATGTACTTGGCTTTTCTACGCTGTTCAAATCTTTCAGAAACAAGTTTTCTATTAATTCCATCTCTTTCTGATGTATAAATCATATCATTCTCTGTGCGAATATGTTTTGAAATGTCATATTTGATATAATCTCCATCCATTGTAAGTATAGTTTCCCTGTCTTCCATAAGTCTACCTACCATTGTATCCACTCCCATATTGAAAGATAGCATAATAGATGGATACTGGGATTCATAATCGGCAATAAGAATATTTTTATGCTTTCCAACTTCTGGTTCAAGTACAAATGCTCCCTCATACTTATCATAAACATTGTCATTCTTGGAAAGTATAACTACTTTATCCTCCTGAAGAAATAATCTAATCATGTCATTCTGCACCATTCTTGTCATATAAACGCAACTAGCAAGTTCAGTCCAAGTAATCTTTGAAAGATTGAGCAGGAGTTGGAGTGTATTAAGTTTTCTATGAATTAGCATTACAAGAATAGTATCTATGGCATTATAGACAACATAACTTTCAAAATCATTAGAATAGAGATCATCAAGTGAACCCTGGTAATCGAGTTTCTTTACTCCCAGAACCTGTGTTCCTACATCTCCGAGATTTAGTGATGTCTTAAATTTTACACTTCTATCATAAAGTGCATAAATTTCCATATAGTCAAAAATGAATCTATGTACAGGAAGTTCTGCTGTATGTACAATTTCTTTGTTATACTTATCAGAGATTGATACAGAAGTAAATCTCCGAGTAGGACTTATAGGTTTGTAATCTATGTTAAGTCTCTTCATTCGATTGATAATATATTGCCAGTCAAACTTTATAAAATTCCACCCAGTAATACAGGGCATCTGTTTACAGAGTTCGACAAGTGCTTTAAGCATAGATACCTCATTTGGATAATGTAGGTACTTAAATTTTACTTCTGGAAGTAGATGTTCTGGGATATCTTTGAAATGCTCTTTTATTCTCTTTTCTATACTTTCAAGTTGAGCAGGAGAAAGTACCTTTGTACCCATTACATATGATGTATTTGTAGGAGAAAAGATAGCAATAGTGGTAATAGAAGTTAGAGCCAGTTCAGCTGATGGAAATGTACCATCTGCATTTGCAGATACTTCTATATCCAGAGAGTACATTGCTGGAACATTTGAATTGTAGATAGCATCTGTGGTTGACTTTGGAAGTTTAGACATAAGTTCTATTATCCTTGTAAGAGAAAGTCTACCTCTGCCTCCAGTCTTTCTTACAGGAAGACCAGTATGTGATTTCTTTTCTCTTGATATAAATGGGTCATCTGGGTCACAGATAGCCCACTCAAAATTTTCTCTCTGAGGAATCTGAATCTTTTTAAGGAGAATCTTCCCAGAAGTATCATATGTGGACACTACAAGAGTATCTCCTTGTTGGTCTATATTGATCATAGTTTTTAGTTCATGTTTAATTCTACAATAAGTTTCTGTCTATAAGAAAGTTTTATAGCATTTACAAAGTAAGATATACCATTTTTATAAATGTAGTACAGAACTTTAGCAAAGAGAAGAGTTTTTATTTCATAAGTTCTATTATCTTCTCCTGGATAGAGATAATTTATTATATGAGAAAATGATATAGCAAGTTCATCTGGACAAACATTATCAATCATGTCTATATTGTTATTTTTATTATCTACATAAATAGCAGATATAAGTACAGCAAGTTCTTCAACTGTTTTGAATATCTCTTTCTCATCTTCTTTTTCAAAGACACCGAATATAAACATCATTTTGTCCTCTATATGGGACATTCTTTCTCTTATTTTTTCAAAATCTTTATACATGGCTCTCTGTATTAAGTCCTTGTTCAAGTGCAGAAATTGTTTCTACAAATAAGTTAAATCCATTAAGGTAAGTGTAGTAGATTATCGTAGCAAATGTAGAACTTTTGATAAGATCAGAGTCCGGGATAGAACTGTCGATATCTTCTTCAAGAACTTGAGACATTGCTATTACAATATCTTCAATTGGGAGATCTTTGTAAGTAGGAAAAAGTATCATAAATCTTGAACAAAGATGTAAGATAAGTCCCTCAATGTCATCAAATAGTTTTTCTTCATCAAGTGTGGAGAGATTTTCCACTACTTTTGTGCAATGATCTCTCATTATATCTGATTTTGAAAGTATCTTTTCAAAATCCTTATGCATTTCTTTCATAAAAGTTTTTATTTAAATTTTTATCTATAAATGTTATACTTCTCTAATACCCATCGTTTCAAGGTTTTAAAAATATGGGAGGCTTACATTTTTGTAAGCCTCCCACTTGTTGTACTTCGTAAATAAACATTAAAGATTTAAAGATCTTCAAGATCATCAAGACTAATATCTGAGAAATCACTATCAGAAGTACTTGTTTCTGTTACAACAGATTGCATAGAACTCTCTGCCACAGTATCAAATGACATTTCTTCAACTTCTATACTTTCAGTATCACTTTCCAAATTGTAATCTTCTGTAGTAGTTGTGGCTACTACAGTAGAATTTGAGAAGTAAGGCTTTCCATATGCTTGTTGATAAATTGAATTAAAGAGTTTTGGATCATCTATAAGAGATTTTACAATCTCCACATATTGTTCCTCTTGCTGAGGTGTCCAGGGTTGATATTTTACTTTATCCAGGTCTGGAGCAGTACTCAGGTATTCAAGGATTTTCTTCTTGTTCTCTGGTGTAGGATCTTCAAGAACTTCTCCATTTATAGAAATACCACTTCTGTCATCAAGGAAGTATGAACTTTCATAAGAAGTAATATTTCCTGTTTCAGTTGGTTTCTCTTGCATAATAAGTGCAAAATTCTTACCTTTGAAAACATCTTGAACTATACAAGATTTCTTACCAATTGCAAGATTTTCTTCAAGTTGATGATCAATTTTCTCCTTGATTTGTTTAGAGAATCTCATAATAAGAATCTTACCCTCAAGTTCTGGCTGATGTTCATCTTTAATTACCTGCACCAGTGCCCAATAATAAAATCTTCTTGTAAAATGTCTACCAACTGCCTTATAAATCGGATTTGTAAGTTTGTTAAGGGTCATTTTTGCAACACTCATAATGTTGTTGTTATTCCCTGCATTACTTGGACAATCTACTTGAATTCTGGCATTTGGATTCTTAGGATCTGGAAGAAAGTAAATGTATTTTCCAATAATATTACCTCCAACTGGATCTTTTGGATTAGGTAAAAATCTGATAATAGAAGAATATTTTTTATTCTTCTTTGCAAGTTCCCCAGTTAGTCCTACTTGATAAAGATCTGGATCTCTTTGAAATTCACCAGATGAACCATGTTCACCTGCTACTACAAAATTTTCTTCTTTAAGGTCGAAGATTGAGTTTACATTTTCTGACATGTTTTAAATATTTAATGTTTACAAAAATAATACCCTACTGGAAATGGAAATGTTTCAAAAACAGACTTCCAAAGTCATTACAACTTTGGAAGTTTAGGTGTTTTTGGAAGTTTAGGAGAAGAAAGAGAAGAGTAGTTCGGCATTTTAGAGTACCTTTGTTTCTCTTGCTCTTTCTGTTTCTTTTCTTTCTGTTTCTCCATCTGTATCCAGGTATCAATAAGATCTTTATATTCAAAGTATCTCATCTTAGATATAGAATCTGGAGGTATGCTCTTATGCAGGATCAGATATTGAATGCATTGAGCGAGATTTCCTAAGTTTATCGAAAATATTCGACAGATTGAAGAGTCCCTTGTACCCTCCTCGAAAGTTGATTGGTACTCGTACCTGTAAGGCACTTTCCCCCTCTCCAAAGTTTACAAGAATAGTATTCTTAATTCCAAGATTGATCTTTTCTTTTACTTCTGAAATAAGCATATGTTCATCATAGGTAAAAGATTGATATTTTTCATAAAGTGAAGAAATATATTTGTCCTTATCATCAAGAAGTCTCCAATCTTTAATCATAAATTGGACAGTTTTGATGAAGTTTTCATTAATAAATCCTTCTCCTTTCTCTTTCTTTTCAGCCTGTCTACGAACATATTCTCCAATATACTCAGTTACACCTATTGTAGGAACATAAAGTTTGATAGGTGCAGAGAAACTCTCATCCTCAAAGATAAATCCTCTTTCTTCTGCGTCATAAAAACTCATGATATCTTCATCTATTGAATGATAATCAAAAGAGTCATTGTTTATTTCAATTTCTACGACAGCCCCAGTTTTTGGATTTGTAACAGATTGAGTAAGTTTAACTTCTCTCTGTTGTGCTTTCATTGTAATATCTCTAAGAGCAAAAATATAGAAGATTTTGTCTATAACAGAGATATCTTTATAACTACCAGTTTTTCCATTTACCTGTACTTTTATACCTCTACTTAGAATGAAATTGATTTTTTCATCTATATCAAGGATAGATGATTCATTCATTTCTGAGTAATATTTCATTTCTTCTACATTTAAACTTCTAATAGAAGAAATAAAAGATTTAGGACAAAATAGACCTTTACTTGGTAGTTTGCTTTCTGAATCAAGGACTGTATATCCAAATCCAAGAGATCCAAATTTAGGCTCTGGGGATGTATTTTCTCGAGCTTCTTGAGAAGAAGTAGGCTCTTGCACCTCGCCATCAAGGAGAGCATCTCTTCCTGTATTTTCTGTATTTTCTGACATAAGATTTTATATTTTTTAAAGGTTTAATTAATTCATTCCCTCAACTGAACTTAGTTCAAGGAATTTTGTAAAATAATAATTTAAAATTTCTACAAAGACATTTGTCTCATCTATCGGATTTTCATCTCTGTCCTTAATTGCTATCTCAAGTTCAGATTTAAGTTGTACAGTCATTGTAGTTGAAGAAATTTCATCTCCTTTCTTTGAAGCGAATACAAGAAGCGAATCTGTTACAGCATCAAGCATTCTTATCTTCAAATTTTTAAGTGAGACTTCTTCTGGATTAGTAACTTCTTGAGACATGTAATCTTCAAGAAGTTCTGCTTTTAATCTTTTAAGTGTATCTGTTACCATTGTAAATATAAAAGGTTTTTAAATATTAAATATACCACCATCTTTTGAATTTATATCAGAAAAATTTATCTTGTTTCCATTTCTGGTAGGAACTGGATGGCAAGTGTTAAAATACTTGGCATATGCATTTCTGATTATACTTGTTACCATATTAAAAGATGGTGGACTGGGTTCAAATTCAAGATCTACTTCTTGAAGTCCTAAGTGAGTTTTCAAGAGATTTTCATCTATTCCAAGAACTTTCATATGCATAAGTATAGGACTCTCTGTTCTATGACTTATGTTCATAATGTTCATTTTCATAGTCACTTTATGTAAGGAAAGTTCCAGATAATTTTCATGTCCCTCTCTCATTACTTCAAGCAGATAGTCAAGACTTTTATTAATAGTATCTCCAATTTCAAATTCTCTATCTTTCTGAACTTTCTCTACTGCTGTATATTCAAAAATTTTATCATCAATATAAAGCAGAATAGTATCTCCTGGCATAAAATTTCTTGCAAATTTAAGCTGTATAAGTGGACAATCTTTAAAATTTTTGATACCATATTGAAGAATATCGGCTACTGCAAGTCCAATAGCATCTTCTTTATCCTGTGTATAATTGAATCTATAAAGTTTACTCACTTCATTACAATGCAGATATATCAGATCGATGAGTCTTTGAGTAAATTTACCATGTCTCTTAGCATCAATCATTAGATTGTGATATTCTTCTTTTTCAATATAATTTGCCATATGAAAGAAAAAGGTTTTTAGATTATATCTTCATCTATTGAAAGTCCACAAGTAGTAGTAATTACAACTTTAAATCCAGAAACTGCATTCTTGATTACACTTTTATTTACAGAGAATGGCTCTATGATTTTAGCCTCTCTAAGAGAGCAAAGTTCTCCTGTAAGTACATTGTAACCTGTTTCAAGATCAGATGTATATCCCTCTTGAAAATGTGAAATATCTTCACTGTCTCCTACATTTGTACGGATAAGAATTTCAAGCATTTTTCTAAGTGCACCTTGAAGTGTTTTTATAGCAATTTTTCCACTTGGAGTAGTGCAGGTGTCCATCATTTCATCAAGTTTATCTGCTGAAAGAACATAACTTTTACATGCTCCATAAAGATATCCTCCTGTAATTGCTACTTTTGTACTTTCTATTGCATCATCTATTCTATCTCTAAGTTGAGTCATTTCAGCCTCACTATTTGCATGTAAGTAAAGAATAGAAGCACCACCTGTAAGGAATGAAAGTCTTTGAGAATATGCTTCTCTCAGAACTTCAGTCTCTGCAAATTCTTTGGCTTCTTTAAGAGAAGTGATAAGGGTTTCAAATTCTTTTGTAGGTTTCTCATATGTAAGAGTAGTGTAATTTCTTTGGATAGTAATATTTTCTATTGTACCCAAGTTCTCTATCTTGTCAAAGTCAGAAAGTTTAATATCCAGGTCTTTATCTCCAAGAGTTGCTCCTGTAATAGTTGCTATATCTGAGGCAATAGTCGATTTGTCTACTCCATACTTTGGTATTTTAATTACACAAACTTGAAGTCCATTTTCTTGCTTATTCTTTATAAGGTCTACAAGAACAGCAGGTGCAATGTCTGAGCAAAAAATTACAAGTGGTAGATTTTCAAGTAGACAATATTGTGTTACATTCTTGATTTCTCTAAGTGTACTGATTTTATGATTAGTTACAAAAATCTTTGGATTTTCAAATTCTATCTTTCTTCCAGAAGACATTTCTGTAAAATGCAGAGAAGCAAATCCAGATGGAATTTTTACTCCTGTTATTCCTGTAAAGTAAGATTCTCCAGTTGTACTTTCTTTGATGTCTATAACTCCTTGTGCACCTACTTTATGAAGAAGACTACCTATAAGTCCACCTATTACAGAGTCATTATTGGCAGATATAGTAGCAATAGATCGAAGTTCTTCTTCTGATGTTACATTAAGTTTAATATTTTCAAGATACTTAATAATAAAATCTGTGGCATCAGACATTGTATTTAAAAATTCTCTTTTATTTACATTTGTATCTTGTGTACAGATTCTATATGCTTCTATAAGAGATTGAAGAAGTATAGAAACAGATGTTGTACCATCTCCACTTTCTACCATTGTTTTGTTACAGATGTCTTTAACTATCTGACTACCCATATTTTCTACAGGATCTGAAAGGAATATAGATTTTGCAACTGTTACACCATCTTTTGTAATATGTGGAAGAAAGTTACCTCTATCTATAATTACATTATCTCCATTTGGTGCATATGTCTTTGCAATTGCTGTGCAGGTTTTACGGATTCCAGAAAGAAATCTTTCTTGGAAGTCATCATCAAGATGTATTGATACTGATGTTCTCATATATTTAAAAAATTAGTATATTAAAGGTTTATTTTAGCGATTACAGTCTCTGGAGAGATTACAACATATTCTTCATCTTCGTATGATACAGAAGTTTCTCCATATTTGTCAAAGATGACAAAATCTCCAGGCTCAAGTTCTTCCACTTTATCTCCAATAGAAAGTACAGTACCTGTTGATTTTTTAGTAAGTGAAGAATCTGAAAGCATAAGTTCTCCCATGTGAGTATCAGATTCTTGTCTTTTTACAAGTATTCTCTTTCCAAGTGGAAAAATCTCTCCTGCTTTCACTTTTCCTATTAAAGAAGTAAAATCTACACAAATGTACTCTTTATCATCAACTGTAATAACTGTTATCTTTGTAGAGTCAAGAATAACAAGATCTCCAACTTCTATGAAAATTGGGCAGGATTTTCCAAGTTGAAGAACTGTACCTGAACTTCTTGGAGTGGAAGATGAAGCACTAAGTGAAAGTTCTCCAATTGATGTGTCATTTTCTGATCTTTCTATAAGTACCATGTTTCCCAGTACTTCTATGTTCGATATTTCAATATCCATTATTTCTTTGTTTTTGATATATATAGCATTTAAAAATTTAAAATCTTATGGAAGTACTTAAAAGACTTAGAATGTTAGAATCTGAAATCCAGAGTACTCCATATGTAAAAGATTTATCAGAAAACGCAAATGAAAATTTCCAGGCAAATAAAAATACAATTATTAAAGCAATAAGAAATAGAGAAATTCTTGGAATTTATTATGAAGATACAAGTAATACTGGGAAAGTTCTTGCTGGTTTTAGACTTGTAGAACCATATGCATATGGTAGAGGTTACTTGGGAAGTGAAAAGCATAAAGATGATGAATATCTTAGAGTTTTTGTAATAGCAGATACAAGATATTACAAAGGAGGTAAAAAGTTCTCCATGAGAAGAAGAAGTGTATCAAAAAGTGATAAAAGAGGTGGATGGAGACTTATGAGAGCAGATAGAATCAGAGATGTCTATTCTACTAAAAAGAAATTCAGTACTAAAAGAGAAGAATATAATCCTGCTGACAAACTTATTGTAAATATCATAATAAGTGCAGAGCCTAATGCAGGAAGATTTTAAAAAGAAAGAATGTGTATGATTAGGATACCTGCTCCTGTAAAAAGTATACCGATTATTGCTCCTGAGTGGGGAAAACCTGTAGAAACTGCCATGAATGATAATTCTACGGCATGGTCTATCTCGGTTACTATTGGAGATGCTAAATATCTTCTTGGAGGATTTTCAAGTAAAGAAGATATACAGAGATATAAGAAAATGGCAACTACCCTCTATCATGTTCAAGTGACAACAGAAGAGGGAACTGTGACAGACAGCAAAAGTTTTACAGGACTTGCTGATGCTGAGAAATATTATTCTAAACTACAAAAAGCAGAACTTAAAAGAATAGAAGATTTAAACAGTCAAATGCTTGAGGATTCAACTGCTAAACTTGAAAAACTTATGCAAGTTGAAGAAATCACAAGACAGGATCTACTTGAAAATCCAGAAGAAGTAGATGTTCTGGCTATCAAACTTCAACATAGAAGTACTTTTGAGGCTAAGAAAGTTGCATTTACAACTAAAGCAAAAGTATTCTTACATAAAGCCAGTACATTTCTTTTAAGTGGTAAGAAGATACCTCTTGAAGATCATTACTTAAAAGATAAACTTGAACTTGACAGTGATAGACTTTCTAATATCTTTATGCAACTTGATACAGTGAATAGAGCCATATACAATATTTCTGAAGATATGGAAGTAAGTGGTGGCAATTTTTCAAGTAAGCAATATGAAGCACTTGCTCAACTTATTAGACTCAGTATGGATATTACAAAATATCAAAATGAGATTACAAAAGAGATAAGAAGTTATATCTTAGAGATTAAAGATTCACTTGATGATGATACAGAAACCATAGAATATGAAGAAGTGAAGACAGCAACAGGTGGACTGGCTACCAGAGACAGAATGCAACTTCTCCATGAACTGAATCTGCATCTTAAAAATAACTCTGAACTTATACCAATGAGTAGCAATCCTAAACTTCAAGATGAGAATGATCCTACGCTGGGAAGTGCTGTAGAACTTGTAGATAACAAAAGTGAGGAGGTAGATGATGAGCAGGTAGAAAATCCACTTGAAAGTTTCTATTAAAAACTGACATTTTTTATAAATACCCAAAGAGAAAGCGTTTCTAAAGTACATATCCAAAAATTTTTAAATATTATGGATAACCACTTAGAAACGCTTCTTCTATATCCAGGCTCTGAGTACTCAGAACTTTACAGCCTCTTGCCTCGTGATATGGGTATTTTACAGAAGCATAATTTAATACTTCAAAGGAATGCAAAGATACCAGTAACAAATATACCAGAAATTTCACTTCAGGACTTTGTATCTCTTGTACAGGATTTTCTTGATATAGATGTTGTACCTGCCGAAGATGTTACAAAAGATGATCTATTAAGAATCTTACTTGGAACTTGGCAAGATACAGGAGTAAATCTCTTGGATACTCCAGAAGATCTCATTTATCTTTCTCCATTTGAAAGAACATCAGTGCAGGAGAGTCTACTTGAAAATATAGGGAATATTCCTGCTTCTATCAGAACTAATATCTCTAAAAGAAGAGAACTCTTCAAAAACTATATGAAATCTGCAAAGATAAATCCAGAAGTCCTTAATCATATTATAAGTACAGAACTTGATAAAACAGATCTGGATATTCTTTCAAAGATGGCAGGTCTTGAGTACTCTCCTAATAAAGCAAAAGATCTTTATGATTATGTTATTAAGAATCCACTTAGTTCTACTGCAGAAATTATTCTTGGAACATATGGAGTAAAAGGATATACAGATATCAAACTTGAAAATCTAATAAGTGAAGGAATTTATCCAAAACTTAAAGGTGGATTTATTTCTATTGTAGAGAATGCAGTATATTACAACTTGCATGGTAGTTACTTTAAAAAAGAACTTTAATATATGGATTTACAAAATAAACTTATAAATCTGCACCGTAGCATATATCAAAGAACTGATATAGAAAGCATAATAAAAGATATCACAGAACTTGGTGCACAGGTAAGCACTTTAAGTACTACACCTGAAAGACTGTATCAAATGTCATCAGGTCTACAAGTAAGATGGTATAAAAATGGTACTTGTCTTATCTATAAAGAAAACACAGGAATGATCTATGGTATAGGACTTGCAAGTGTAGATAAAGTATATGTTTGGTATTGGAACACAGAAGTAGGTAATGAACTTGGAGGAATTGGAAATACAAAATTTATTCCAATTGCAATAAATTCAAAATATCTTTCTATGATGAAGATGGCTTCTGAACTTCTTTCAGATGAAGATCTTTCAGATGACAGTATTTTATCTGTAGCAAAGAAATACTCAGAACTACCATGTACCATATCTGGACTTCTAATGTCAAAAGTAATACTTCCTACTGAAAAAGGTTACATAGTAAATCCAAAGTACCTATTTGAAAGAAAAATAGACAGTTTTACAAAGTATGTTACAGTAGATGGTCTTCATAGCATTACTGATAAGAAAAATATAGTACTTGAAGACATTAAGTATGAAAAGGAAGATGTTATACTTTTTACAAAAATAGGAAATAAGAATATAAAGGTAGTTATAGAGAATGGATTTAAGTCCATGCCTACTCCTTTGATGGTTAAAGAAACAATCGAAAAATTTTATAATTTAAAATAACTTAAATATGTCAAACATAGAAAAACTCATAAATCTTCAAAAAAGATTTGAAAAGGATGCAAGATACTTTGCAGATAAAGAAGATTATACCTCTTTTGAAAAGGCTATAGAAGATTTCATCGTAGAAGCTGGAAGATTAAATCCAGATATAAATACAAGAGATCTTCTATCTAGACATCTTTCAAAAGCAAGTAAAGTAAAAAGTTACTCAGATGCTTTACAAGTAATGAACTCTGTATCATCAGATATTACTATTCTAAGCATGGATCTTCATGGAAAGGGAGAACCTATCTTTGCAGCATCAGAATATGATAAACTTGTTAGAGATAACAATATAGAATATGCAAAAGATAAATTTGAAATTTTTGAAAAATCATTTGATCTTTTGAAAAAGAACAACTCAGATAGATTTAGTAAGATAGATGATCTAAGAAATCTTTATCTTGGTAATGTTAAAAACTACAAAGATAAAGTATTTAAATTCCCACATCTTGTAGATACTGAGCAAAGAAAACTTTTTGATACTTTGAAAGATATCATTACAAAGCAAGTATTTGATACTTTTGAAAAAGATAGAGAAATTTTACTTTCTTATCTGTCTGAAATAGCAGAAATTGGTAAAGCCTATGTGGATAGAAATGTAGACTTCAGTGATAGACTTCTTGATGGATATCATATTCAAAAAAGAAGAGAAGCCATAGGAGAATCTTTGGACATAGAAAAACTTAGAAGAGATCTTGACAAATCCAATGAAAAGAATATAGAAAGTCTAATTGATTCTATCAAAAAATGCTTCGAAAATTATGTTAAAGGAGTAGAAAATCTAATGATTGAACACTCAAAACTCTATAATGACAGAATAGAGCGTACAAGAGCAGAAAGAGTTATACTTGGTGGACAGGATGAAGTAAAAAGTATCATAGAAAGATATAAAAAACAACTTGAAGATATTATAACTTCTGAACTTTCAAAAGATGAAGAGATTTTTTACTCTATCATGGATGAACTTGAAAATTCTATAAACGAATCTGATGAAAACACAAATCTATATGAAGTAAGTGGAGAATTTGAATATAATATCAAATTTAACTTCGGTAGACTTAGAGATGATGTTCTTGATGATTTCGATTTGATGAAAAAGAAGCAGATTGACTTACAAAAAGAACATTTACAAAAGATTTTAAATGGAGAAAATGTAAATCAAGATATCTCAAAGGAGATAATGGATGTCATAAAGGAATATGAATATAAAACAGAAAGTTTATATAAAAGATTTAGAGATGACATACAAGTAGACTGTGAAAATTTCATAGAAAATTTATATGATATTTACACTGGAAATGTAGATAAAAATAAAGCGAAAGATTTTGCCAAAACATTTGTATCTAAGGGATTTTCTGATGTACAAGAGATAGAAAGAAATCTGATATACAAGACCAATATGGAGATGAAAAAGGTGTCTATGGAGTCATATGAAAAATTGGTAGGTAAATCATTTACTGGGAGAGATATTGACACACACATAGGAGAACTTATTAGTTTCTATGAGGGTAGAAGAGAAAGAACCGAAGGATTTTTTGATCTTGGATGGAAAAAAGTAAAGAAAACCTCTGAAAATTTCATAAATGAATTTGGTCTTGATGTTGTTTATTTAAATGAAAGTAAATTTAATGAATCTCTTGAAAAAGATGATATTATAAAAGAAATCAAAAACAGTTTCAATAATACTTTCAATAAATTAGGTAAAAATATTAAAGATTCTATTCAAGATGATGTATTTGATAAATTCTCTAAGGAAATATTACATATTTCTCATGATTTCAAAGATGGAATTATTACAGATAGAGAATTTAAAAAAGATATAGAAGATGCTTTGGATAAATTCTCAGACAAATATAACTTGGAAATAATTTCAAATTATGATTGGCTTGAATCATATTTGTCAGATGATCTTGAAGATCTTGAAGATAAAGTGGAGCGTACTTCTGCTATAAAAAACTTATTTGACAGATACAAGAAGTTTATCAGTTCTATTGTAAATACTTGGAACTCTCTTGGTAAAAATAAAGAATATAAAAAAGATGTTCTTAAAAGAGGAGAAAAATCTGTAAATGATTTTATCCACGAAGTCATAAAACTTATAGATAGAGATTCAAATATCTCAGATAGAGATTTTGAGAATAAAATAAAAAATCTTACTTTCAAAATCAAAGAAAATACAGTAGAAAGAGATGAATATCTAAATGATGTTATCAATCGTACTTTAGAAAAAACTTTTGATGATTTTGATGATTTCATTATTAAAGAAAGAAAACTTTCTGAAAGCAGAAGAGATACTTTCTTTGAAGCAGAAGAAGAGAAAAAACCTAAAATATCCAAAGAAGAGAAAGAGAAGCTAAAAACACAACTCGATAACTTCTTTGCAGATAAGAAAGAGGCTAAGGCTACTGAACTTAAAAAATCTATTGTAGATAGAGATAAAGCAATAGAAGATGTTATCCTTAAATATTCTACTGAAAAAGAGAAGATACAAAGAGAATATTCTAAAAACATCCAGGCTGCAAAATCTGAGGCTGAGGCAAATAAACTTAGAGCAGAAAGAGATGAGGAACTTCAGAGACTTTCTCTTGAAAAGGCTACTTCTATCGAAGATCTTAAAGAAAGACAGAAAAAGGAGGAGGCTTCTATTAGAGAGAAATATCAAACCCTCTTTGATAAGAAACTTGAAGAATATAAAGATTCTCTTGAAGATACCATAAGTGACTTTGCTAAAGACATTGAAAGAGGTATTGAAAATGGAATAAAAAGTAATCCAATCTTCCAATAAAATAAGAAATCTTTTTTCTCACTAATAATAGAGGAGGCTACCTAAATAAAAAGGTAGCCTCCTTGCTTTTATGAAGTATTTTTATATGTTTTCTTTATGCTTTCAGCAAGTTGTACATTAGGTCAAGAATATCCATATTTGATACTTTCTTGTCCATATTAACTTCTACTCCTTGTATTTTCCAAATTCCTGCCTGTTCTCCATCTTCATAGAATCCTCTAAGTACCATTTTATTATCGATGTATTTTTTGTAAATTCCATGTTTCTTTCCAAGCAAGTATTCACATTCTACATAAAGTTCTCCATTTTTGTAATATCTAATCATTCCATCAAGTTTAGAATCTACTACTTGACCCTCCATTTCTATTTGACCCTTATGACTTTTTCTGATTGTTCCATTTATATCAGAGTAACCATCAAGAACTTGGTCAAATCTCTTCTCTGCTTCAAGAACTTTTCTAAGTCTATCAAGTCCTCTTCTCTTTCTTGAAGAGATTGTAATTCTACTTGGGAATCCGTAAGACTCTGCTACTTTTGATACTGAAGCATCTTCAAAAAGAAGTTTTCTCATTATTTCAGCATCATACTCTCCCTCATGGAACATAGAATCTATCATATCATCTATTCTTGAAGCAGTTGCTTTTTCACTTTCATAGAAAGGAATTTCTCCTGTAAAGATATCCATTTCTTCTCCTCCATATTTTTCATTTAAGAGCATTTGGAAAACTCCATCATTGTCATCTCCATTGCTTTCTGTAAACATAGAAGACTCTGTGATAAATCTTCTATTTCCAGATGATGCTGTATATTCATCATCTCCCAAGTTTCTAATTCTATTTTTGTTATATGTTCTTAAGGCTTCATTCTTTACAACCACCATGAAATAACTTACATATTTCTTAGTTTCATCAAAGACATATTTTTTGTCTTCATAGAGTTTAACAAAGCAGACATTAAGATTGTCTACTGCATCATCATGATTTTTAAGAATATTGTATGATACTCTGTAACCAAGATTATAAATTTGTTTGTAAAGTCTTGCAAATGCAGTTTCTGTTCTTGTTGCGTAAAATTCTTTTGCAAGTTCTTGAATGTCCATTCCTTTTTTGTACTTAACCATGTTTTCTAAATTTTTATTTGTTAAACTTATTTGTGAATATTTTTATTTTAAATTTTTAATTGATTAAT